GAATATTACGAATAATTGAAAGATCATACAGTAAGTATGATTTTTCTGAGGATGATAGATTTTTTAAAGAATGGATTTGTGAAAATATTGTTAAAGAAAACAAGGTGCAAGACAATGAATGATGAGCATACAAAACTTGAAAGCATACATAGTGCATTACAAGAACTACAACAGGACTTTAATATTCCTGATGACCACGAGCATTTAGAAATTGCTTTTAAGTTTACAGAAGATTTAAGAGAAACACATTTTAGAAAGGTGCAAGACTAATGGATATAGGAAATAATTGTGTGCATTGTAATAAAGACACATCTTTTGGTTCTGGAAGATTTGTAAATAGAATACCAGCAGACGCCGATTATCAAGCTGAAGATGATAAAGGAAACATTATCTTCACAGAAGGAGAATATAGAGACGGATATGCTTGTGAGTCGTGTCAAGAATTAGAGTGTGATAAGTGTTCTAAAGCAACTATCGATTACTCTTTTGGCAGAGAAGTTGAAGACAAGTATTATGATGTTATTTGTAGTGATTGTTATGAAGATAGCTTTATTGTTTGATCCGATTAAATCCCCGACACCCCGATCATTTAGATCCCGATTACTTGTCTCCCGACTTGTTCTCAATAACTGTTCCCGACTTGCTTTCGATAGCTTTAGTCCCGAGCAGTTGTTGTAACCTTCTCTCTACCTCCGATCTATCCATCTGATCTATCTTGCCGTGTAATACTTCCCGACGATCTACAATAAGACCCCCGACCTTTAAGAGTAATCCTTGGGCCTGAATCGCGGCATTATAAGCCCCCGACGACCAAGCATCATCCCGAAGTCTATATAAGTCTTCTACAGCCTTATCATGGGTTAGCTCGAACTTCTGTTTAGCTTCCGACATTAATCTTTCATACTCAGACCTTACATGATTGTATTTCTTACCCTCGTGCATGTATCTCCCGACTACAATAGGATTCTTATACCCTGCTTTTTTGGCCGCTTCAGCCCATGTAAGTTGTGGGTCATTGACTGCATTCCACACAAGAAGCCTTTGTCTCTTAGTAAGATTCCTTTCATCTGTGTTCACATATTCAATAGGCATATCTTCTACACCTTCTTCTAATGTTTTCTCGACCTTAATCTTTTTTCGTATGTTGTTGTTGTTTGGCATTTAGCAATCTAACTCCTGGGTGTCGTTTTACAAATCTTACTACATCTTCTCGTTCAAGCAAATCTATAAGATATTGCGGTAATTTGTTTCTTAATTCTTTTTTTAGTTTTGTCATATATAAAATAGTTTTGTCACACTTTTGTCAGAGAACCTTGACAAAAGTAAGAAGCCTGTAATATAGGGCTGTAGAGAGTAATAATATATATAAATAAGAGTATATATATAGTTTTGTCATACATTCTTATACTCCCCCTTTCATATTACTCATTCCGTGTTGAATTGTTCCGACCCTTTTACCACTTAGACCCATTCCTTGACAAAACTGCCAAAACGCCAGAAGCATACGCAGTAAGTGTTTCAAGCCAATAGTTTTGTCATTCTGTATCGTCGTCTGTGACAAAACCCTCTTGAAAGATAGAATTGACGCTCTTTTTAATACCAAAGCAACTCTCTAGAACTTCATCAATAATATCTAAGCCTTCCTCTGGAGAATCAGAATAACTTAATAACTCACATACTCCGTATGTAAAAATTAAGCTCGCCGTTTCTTTAGGGGAAGCCCCTCTTGTTGCGAAGTCTAGGAATAAATTGTCTAGTCGTTCTTTAGCTTCTAGATGTGTAGGAGCGGGACGCTTAGATGCGAAGTCAATGATCTTTAAATGTGACATTCAATTAGTATAGCAAAGTTTGTAATAAGGTGGAGTGTTTCGTTGCAAGCCACACTCCAAGAGCTTTATCGAGGCAACTGCATCTTTATTGTTTATACAAGCCAGATGACTGCCTGTTCGCGATTAATCTCTATGCTTATAGTATTGTGAGTCAGTATGCTCTCTCCACGACTGCTCCAAGTGAGGGCCATGTTCTAGTATCCAGTTGTCTGACACTTCTCTTAGCTTCTTCATGCCGTCGCAGAACTGTTGAAAGTCCTCGCAACCTTCTTGCAATACTTCTTCTGCGGCACATTCCGCATCTATTAATAGATCTTTTAATTTACTCATTATTTAACCTCTTTCTTTACAATGTAATAGTATTTATTTTTAGTAACATATCCAGTATAGGAAATGCTATCAACCTCACAATCTCCAAACCTATGAGAATTTTCCAATGTCTTAGGTTCTATGTAGCAAGGGTTGTCCATGAAGTGAATAGCTATGTCTCTTGCACTCATGATGTCTCCCTCTTAATACCAGTAACTAGGTCTCTAACCATTTTTTTACCTTCTCTTTCAGTAGGAGCAGAGTCAACTGCTAATTGTGTAAAAAAGCTTATTCCTAAATAAACTATATAAGGTGCAGAAAGATTTTCTGCCTTATCAGTTACATCACATAAATCATAGTAAAACTGATCGTATGCTTTTTCTTGTTTTGTCTTCTTCGTCATATTCGTCTCCATAAAATAAATATACATTAAGTATAAGCAAATATGTTTACATGTCAAACAATTTACTATATTATTTAATAATAACTTTTGGAGAAGTATAATGAAAGCAGATAACAATGACATGGTAGATACTGCAATGGCAATGATAGGAGCTATAAATAAAGAGTATATCAATACCCTTGTTAAGACAAAGCCAGAGCCAAAGCACTCTTACGAGTTCGGCAATGATCTACTGGCTATTAAGAGACTACAAGCCTTTGTAGAATTTGTGAGGACTCATAACCCCAGTATGTTTGAGAGTGCCTACAAGCATGTTAGTGACACTATAAGAGACAATGAGTAATAAGATAAGATTCTACGCATTTGAGTCTAAAGACGATAAACACGGCGTGAAGTTTGTGCCTTATGACCAGACACCTTTCGAGTTAATTGCTATTAGAGATAACTTTGATACCAAGGGAATGTTTAGTAAAATGAAAGCTAACACAGAAGGATATCTTCCTACCTATAATCCAGATAAGAATTATTCAGGAAACTTACAGGACTTACAGGCTAAATTAGGATACTGGCCTATACCTTTGACACATCAATTTGTGTATGAGGATATAGAAATACAATACGACGAGGTTTGGACGAAGGAAACTTCCAAGCCAGATTATAAACATAGATGGGATATAGAGGAGTTTAAGCATTTTTATGAGTAAAGGCAGTAGAGACAGGACTAAAGATAAGGACGCTTTTAACGAGTCGTTTGACCGCATCTTTAAAAAGAAAGAAAGACCAATAGAAGAACTAAAGAACGTAACTGAAGAAAAAAAGGAAAATAAACAATGGAAAAAATAGAAGAACTAGAGAATTATAAATCAGAAGTAAGAGGCGAAGCCCTTATATATGCAGACATACCTAACGAGATATACCATTCTGAGGTAGGCGTAAGCAGTAGCACCTTGCGTAAGTTTGGTCATTCGCAATTACATGCAGTTAATGAGGTGCAAAAGACCACTGATGCTATGAACTTTGGTACTGCTGCTCACTATATGTTAGTGGAGGGCGAGGAAGTATTTAACCAAGAGGTAGCTGTATTGATGGGTTCTCCTTATACCAAAATATATAAAGAGAACAAAGCAGACATGTTAGAGCGTTATGACTGCGTGATTAAAGAGGTAGAGCTAAACCATATCAAAGGCATGAAGGCCAATATCATTGATGACTGCAACCAGTATTTACAAGCAGACGGTAAGTTGCCAGAGGCTAGTTTCTTCTGGTATGAGGATAAGATTCTTTGTAAGTGTAGACCAGATTTAATCTGTCCTCCTTTTAAGACTGCTAGTGTTCCTGGTGAGATATATGTTGTTGACTATAAGACAACCAAGTCTTGCGACCCTAAAGAGTTTGCTGATTCAGTTAAGCATTGGGGCTATGACATGCAAGCGGCATGGTATCGTAGAGGTATGCAGAAGGCTGGATACAAGGTTAAGGAGTTTTCTTTTGTTGCTCAAGAGAAACTACCACCTTATGCCAGTAAAGTATTTGTTATTACAGATGAACAGATGGATAATGCTTGGAAACGTATGGAAGTATTCTTAGCTTCTTATAACAAGTACCTAGATGATGGCGAAACAACCATATATAACTCAGACAGTATTGTCACTTTAGATTTAGAGGATTGATATGAGATTCTGGTTCAACAAGAAAAAAGAATTTAATATAGATGATTGCGTTCCTGTAACTGTAGCAGAGGTAGAAGTCTATAGAGAGAAAATACAGAATGTTATGAAGCCCTATCTAGCAGATGGCCTAAGTAACAGAAAAAATAATAACAAAACATTTAGGCAGGTAGCTCTAAAATTTAATGTCTTTCATGGCAGTTTAGAAAAGTTTGTTTACGAAGAAGACACTAGTTACTACGTCATGGCAAAGCTAGTGAAGAAATTAAAGGAAGCAGGGCTATGAAGTACATAAGTAAATTAATCAGCAGATTCTTAGAATGGTCACTACGAAGGACTGAGGAAAAGCTAATGAGGAAAAAGAAATGAACAAGACTAAATTAGTAGAATTAGCAGATGAGGTATTGACTCATATTGATATGGATATGAAAGTTGTTTTAAGAGATCAGTTGGAAAGGGATTTGTGTGAGAAATTAAGTGATATTTTTGCAAAGGCAAAGATACATGATGCTGTTAATCCCCATTTCGTTAATATAGAGATATACCAAAAAGCCTATGCATCTGTACAACCCATTCTTGATGATTGTATAGATAGAATACTTGGAGAAAAGAAATGATTAGAGAGATAGAGCAGATTAAGATGCGTAAGGACATAAAGTATCTTTT